ATGTCTGTAGATTTGTTTTTCCCAAACTTCTTGAGCCACGACATATCACATATATGTTTTGGTCTCTCAATATGTTCAACAGCTTTCATATCTATTTGATTAGCAATATAAGATACCGCCTGATACCAAGTATAAGTAATCCCTTGTACTCTTTTAGCTCTGATTACTAATTCAAAAATAGAGAATGATTCGCTACATGAGGTGTAGCAATGAAATGTTCTTCCAGAATACTGATCTGTAGGTTCATGATAGTAATAAAGCTTATAACTATCGCCACCATGACAGATTGTTTGAAAGATAAGATTCCCAGATGAGTCTGTTCTATATCCTTTTGATCCTAAATCGGTAACTATCTTGATTACCTGTTCCTTTGTAAGAGCCTTTAATATTGCATTTTTATCATAGTAAGGCATCAGTACACCTAAAAATCAAATGGCATTGATCCTAATAAAGTACTCGTAGCTTCTTGTTGCTCGTCATCAGTAATCTGGATATCATCAAGGCTCTCAGAATGCTCCTCAATTACTTTTTCAATTTGAGCTACAGCTACTTCAGTTTCAATTAAGTTATAATAGTTATCTGTGATAAATAAATCTTTGGTTCTTCCAGTAGAGAGGTCAGCATATTGCCATAAACGGATTTTTGTCAGCTTTCCTCTTCGTACTTTATATATGTGTCTTACAAGGTTTGGTATCGGTACTCCATACATATTATGCATAAGTTTCTTTACACACTCTAACTCTGCATTTGTTGGTCTCAGTGAAATTTCACCTAAGTCAATTCTATCTGCTAGAGATTTTGCACCTCTTAACATTGTTTCGTCTTTAATCTGACTATCTTTGTATGTACCATTTAACTGAGTCATTGTTAGAATAAAGATATCCAATTTCATAGCTAAATTCTTAAGAGTATCCATGAATAAGAACAAAGTCTGATCTTCTCTCAATTTCATTCCTTTACTCATAGAAGCAACTTCAGCAATTAATTTAGCTGACATATGTATATAATCGAATACGAAATAATGACATCCTTTTTCTCTCTTATAAGTTTTAATGATATTTGATATATCTTCTATACCAAAATCATTAATAATTTCTATATATAAAGGATAAGTAGCAATATATTCAATAGCT